ATCAGAAGAAGAAATAAGAATCAATAGAATCAAATCTAGTATAAGAATGACAAGAGATCAGTATCTTTTGCTAACAGATTTTACTCAATTAAGTGATGCGCCAATATCTGATACAGCTAAGAATGATTTCAGAATTTTTAGACAACAGTTAAGAAGTATGCTTGACATTACTGATATCACTCAAGCTGTTTGGCCTACTATTCCAACTTCTGCTTCTAATATTTCTTTACCGCCATTTCCTCCAATGCCAAGCTTTAATGGGTAATTTTAATTCTTATTTTTGATAAAAAGTGTAATATAAATATATGGTAGCTTATAGTGTACATGATTTAGCTGATGAAATATTCGCAAATGAATTTGAGTATGACAGTGGATATGCTCAATTTTATTATATTTCAGGTTGGCTTGCAAACAATGTTGGAATGTTAAATACAAAAATATACAGTCAATATGCTGTAGAAAGTGGAAATTTTATTCCAACTGGAACTTTTCAACAAGAAGAAAGATCTATATATAAACAAATGTACTTATACGAGTTTTATACAAAAAAGACTCGTCAAGTATTAAGAGGAGTAGATTCAAGTGTTGATTTTGTAACTTTACGCGAAGGTGATACATCAATAACTCGCACTAATAAAAATGAATTAGCGAAAACGTATCGCGGATTAGCTAACGATGCTAGAGAGGAGATGGAAAAGCTAGTTACTTCTTATAATATTTATCGCGCAGCGCCTATACAGGTTGCTGGTGAAGATGGTTCGCCAATATTTACTGGTTCAGGATATTATTATTATCCTTATGGATATGGAAATCCTTAATCGATAAAAAAAGAACCCCAGTCTTTCGACTGGGGTTTTTTGTTTTATTTTATATTAACCTACTTTACCTGTTCCTAGCTTGAAGAATCCGCTGGTTATTGAGTCAAGAGAACTTGCATAACTACCTGACATAAACAATCCAGCAGTGGTGTCGTTAGCGCCACCGATTTGAACAGTATATGTTAAATCTACTGTTTGATTATCACCGAGATTTTCAGAATATGTTTCGCTCTGTAAAATTGCTGCTTTAACATTATAAGAGATTTTATTATTAGAAGAAGAATCTCTTAATGTTATAGTGAAATCTTGCTTAGTTGGTGAAGCAAGAATATCAAATAGATTTTCATCTCTTAGTTCAGAAACAATTGCGCTAAGAGTCAAATCCATGTTAATAGGAACATCTATAACTCTTGCGAAACCAAATGTATTTCCTAAGCGTTGTAGAACTGTTCTTGATAAAGGCAATGTGAAACTAAATGATTGTATATGAGCGTCTGTTAGATTTGTTAAACCTTGGCTGCTTGGCAGAGTTAAAAGAATATCACCGGGACGAAGTGCGCTAACTGTGCTTGCTCCTGTAGTAAATCCAGTGAAATTAACACCAGCAGCTGTGCCAATTGATCCAGTGAAATTTCTGCTATAATCAAGTTTGTAAGCTTTACTAACATTTGTTAATTTTGATGCAGGTTGTGAGAACAAATCTACAGCAGGACTATTTCCTGTGATTGTAACGATATTTGCTCCACCATTAAATGGTCCTGAAGCAGCAGTTAAAGTTAGTGGAGCTTCAGAAGCGTCCGACTTAATATTAAAAGCTTCGATTGTAACATTTGCAGTGGGAATAGCTCCAACAGAAGCTTCAAAACTATATTCACTAATAAATCCATTACCAATTCCAACTATGGTTGAATCTGGAGTTAATGTTCCACCAACTACGTCTTCACCTTCATCTACAGTTAGAATATAATAATTATTACCTTGTAGATCTGAAAGCAATCCAGAAATAGCTTGAGCGCCATTTACGATATTAGTGTCAGTAACTCCAGTAATATTGAAACCCATTAATCTTTCATTATATCCATCAGTTACATAATATGAGAAATCCAAACCTACAGTTGGAGTTTCCATTACGATAGAATCTATACGAGCTAGTTTTCCGAACTCGTTGATATCTTGTCTATTAATACTGAAATTGAAATTGCAGCTTTGGATTCTATCCATTTTCTTTAATAGAGAGATTCCAGAAGCGAGTTCTCCAGTTGTAGTTGGAGATGTCACTGCTGCACCAATGTTTGGTCCAGATGTACCGCTTACTTGCAAGCCGGTAGAACTAGGAGCGATAAATAAAGCTTGACTTTGGTAAATTACACGATTTCTTGCCATATATTTTTATTTGTTAGTTATTGTTAAAATGTTAATATTTTTTACAGCGATTGGTATTGTTTGTGAAATTATAATCTAGGGTATCGGTAGGCTTTTACTTCAAAATCTAAAAATCCTATGTGTAATATAGGATTCAATTCTTTTAAAACACTGTCTCGTATTTTTGAAGTTTCAACATGAGATATGAAAAGAGTTTCTGAGTTATAAGCGCTACTTACAGAATTGTAGTTGTATCCAGTAGGATATACGCCAGTTTTCAATTCATTAAATTCACCAAGAGGATGCGCGGTCATTGGAATAAGACTAAAAATTTCATTATAAGAATCGCCAAAAACACTTAATACACCATCCAATTGATATAGATTCTCGCAGAAAGCTACAACCTTTATAATACATTTAGTTTCATCTTCACCTCCAAATGCAAAAGCCGTATTATGGGCAGTTTCTAAAGAAGCGAATATGCAAGGGGTTACAGGATTGTACGGAGTTATGCCAGTTTCAGTTACTGTAAATCTACTATTGTTTATGTATTTTCCTTCAATGATTAAATTATCTTCAGGCTGATCTGTTACATAACTATTAACTTCTTTTACAGAATATGTTCCAGATATATTTAAATTAGTAGATACTCCGCTATTAAATATTATACGACCATTTTCAAAATCTATTGCCATTCCACTTGTTCCAGTTGGTCTAAAGATTCCATCTATCGTGAATCCACTAGGTATAGTGGCTCCAGTTATGCTTTTATCGTATACCCATTGTTTATATGGAGAACTGTAAGCAACTTTGCCATTACCTAATCTAAAATCAGGATTGCTGTATAATTTTGTTGTATAAGTTTTATAAGCATCTCCTTTAGTCATTAAAAAATTATCAAACCACAAGAAGAAGCTATTTACTACATTGTGCGAAAATGTCGGTTTCATATGTTTAGTTTATTTAACTGCTTTAGTTCTTTATTAAATCTATTTATTAAATCTGATATATATTTAGAATTTCTGAATGCTGCTCCAGGTCTTATCTGTTGTGTTGTTGATTGCACACCTAATCCAGAGCGACTATTTTTTGTTTTTTTAAGATAATAACCAAGTCCAGAAATACCTGTTTCTATTCCTCTAGCCCAGCTTCTTCCAATTGCCCAAGGCATAGGTGTTATTTCAAATATTTGCGCGGCAGTTGGTATATCAAAAATAACTGTTGCATCCACAGATTTATTATTATATATAATTCTATAATTAGATTTTTTTAACAGTTCTTCAATAGGTCTAATTGGATCAGTTCCTTCGTCAAATCCTATAAAAGAATATAAATTTGTTATACCGCCAAGAGTTCCTGAAATGTTGGTGGCTGCTATTCCACCTTTAATCTCTTGAGTGATAGGATGGTTCATGAATTCTTCAATGAATTCATTTTTTATTTTATTAAATTCTTGATCAATTATTTTATTTATTTCTCTTTGATATTCTCTATCAGCTTGCAAATCTTGAAACATTTTTATCCATTCGGGATTCATATCTTATGGATCGGGCTTGAGGTATAGCGTATAATATTGATTATCGAATAAACCATGTGGTCTAAAAGTAGAATTTAAAACATATCTTTTGCCGTCTACATCAAAACGGCGACCATCTTTTATATAATCATAATCTTCCGCTCGTATTTTTATTCTAACTGAACCAACTACAGCTTCTAGTTTGATCTGTGAAGCTAAACCTGATTCGCTCCAATATTTTTTACCTATATCATCATTATAATGAATTCTAACTTTAAAAGTCTTGTAAATAGGTGTATTTACATATGAAGTTGTTTGACCAGCGGTATTATATAATGGATTAAAATTAGGATCAGTAATGATTACTATTTGAGAAGCTTCTTTAAAAACCGTGATTTCGCGAGCAAATGTCTCATGAATATCGTCAATGACTGCGTTGAGCGCAGTTCTTTCAGAAGCAGAGATAAGATTTGTAGCCATATTTACTTTTACACTGGTTG